TCGAGAGAAGGTTTAATAGATTACGCAAAGAGACAGCTTGGATTTCCTGTCTTAGAGATTAACGTTGCAGATGAACAGTTTCAAGATCTGTTAGACGATGCTATCCAAATATATCAAGAGAGACACTATGATGGTATCGCAAGGATGTATTTGAAATATAAAATTACACAAGATGATATTGATAGAGGACAAGCAAGAGGAGGGGATTCAACTTTAGGAATCACAACAACAACCACAACGTCAACAGTTGGATTATCAACCACTTTTAACATAGAGGAAAATAATAATTACATACAAATGCCTCCATCTGTGATCGGAGTTAATCAAATATTTAAAGTTAGATCTGATACCGTTTATGATGGATTATTTAATATTCGTTATCAATTATTTTTGAATGATTTATATGCCTTTGGATCGATTGATCTTCTTCAATATGCGATGGTTCAAACTAAACTTGAAGATATCACTTTCTTACTAAATCCAGATGTAAGATATAGATTCAACATTCGTCAGGATCGTCTTTACATTGATGTTGATTGGGCACAAATAAACAAGGATGATTTCTTTGTGATTGATTGTTTCCGAATATTAGATCCAGATGATTTTACAAAAGTGTATAATGATCAATTCTTAAAGAGATATTTCACAGCATTATGTAAAAGACAGTGGGGACAAAATTTAATCAAGTTTCAAGGAGTTCAATTGCCTGGCGGTATTCAACTAAATGGTCGTCAAATTTATGATGACGGTGTTGCAGAATTAGCAGAGATTAGAGCTAAGATGGCAAGTGATTATGAGATGCCACCACTTGATATGATTGGATAATGTTAAATCCGTTTTTTCTACAGGGTTCTAAAGGAGAACAAGGTTTAGTTCAAGACTTAGTTAATGAACAACTAAGGATGTATGGCATCGAGTGTCATTATATTCCTCGCAAGTTGGTTACGTCTAGAACGATTATGAAAGAGGTAACTGAATCTCGCTTTGATCAAGCTTTTCCTCTTGAAGCATACTTGATGAATATTGATGGGTATGCTGGATCAGGAGATATACTTTCAAAATTTGGTGTTAGAGTAACTGATGAAGCGACTTTTGTGATATCAAAAGAAAGATTTGAGGAGGCAGTTTCACCTTTTTTAGAACAAGACGATGATTATACCTTATCAAATAGACCAAAAGAGGGAGACTTAATATTCTTTCCACTAGGAAAAAGAATGTTTGAAATTAAGTTTGTAGAACATGAAAGACCATTTTATCAACTACAAAAAAATTATGTTTATCAATTACAATGTGAACTCTTTGAGTATGAGGATGAAGTTATTGATACAAACGTTAATACGATTGATGAAGTTGTTCAAACAGAGGGTTATATTGCAAGACTAGTTTTATCAGGTATTGGTAGCACTGCGACTGCAAGTACAACTCTTAACTTTGGAGCTGTTCAACAAATATTCTTGCAGAATGATGGATACGGATATCTTACTGCACCCACTGTCTCAATTAGTACTTCACCTGGCGTAGACGCAACTGCTGTTGCAATTATGACATCTCGATCTGGTATTGCAACTGGTAAATCTATTGATAGAATTCTTTTAATCAATCCTGGCGGTGGATATATCGGAATACCTACTGTAACCGTGCCAGGCACTGGTATAGCGACTGCTGGCATCACGACTCTAGGTTCTGTAGGTATCGTTACAATTACGTCTGGTGGTTCTGGTTACACAACAACACCAAATGTTGCGATTACCACTGCACCATCAGGAGGAACAGATGCGACTGCTGAGGCAGTGATGGTTGGTGGAACGATTAGTGCAGTCAGAATCAGTAACGCTGGTAGTGGATATACATCTGCACCAACAATTACAATCGGTGCTGCAACGTCCATAGGAGATGGTGATTATATCTTTAACGAAACAGTTCAAGTATCATCAGATTCTTCAGAAACTGCAAGAGTCAAAGTATGGGATGCAGGGTCTAGAACTCTTGATGTAAGTCTTCTAACCAAGATGGAATTCCAAGTTGGTGAAAAAATTAAGGGTCTTGAATCAGGTGCAGAATATGTAATTGAATCTGTTGATTATGACACACCAAACGATTATCCAAATTCACAATATAAGGCGGATCAATATAACGATAACGCAGACTTTGAGACTGAGGCCGACGCCATATTAGACTTCTCTGAGGGCAATCCGTTCGGAACATTCTAAATAGTTAGAAAGCTTTGATATGTTAGGTACTTATTTCTATCATGAAATATTAAGAAAGACTGTTATCGGTTTCGGTACTCTCTTTAATAATATTAACATTCGACACAAGGATGCGAGTGGGACAACCTTCAGCACCTTGAAAGTGCCGTTGGCTTATGGGCCAATGCAGAAATTTTTGGCAAGAATTCAACAACAACCAGATTTAGATAGAGAGACAGCAATAACTCTTCCTCGATTATCTTTTGAGATGCAAGGATTACAGTACGATCCAACTCGTAAGACTGGAATCGCACAAACATTTCTTACAAGAAACGGCACAAACGCAAAGAAAGTTTATATGCCCGTTCCATATAATGTTGCATTTGAACTTAGCATCATGTCTAAGTTAAGTGATGATGCTTTACAAATATTAGAACAGATTGTTCCTTATTTTCAACCATCGTTCAATATCACAATCAACTTAATTAGTTCAATAGGTGAGAAGAAAGATATCCCAATCGTTTTAGAGAGTATTAATTATAGTGATCAATATGAAGGTGGTTTTGAATCTCGTAGAACAATAGTTTATACTTTATCATTTACTGCAAAGACATATCTATTCGGGCCAGTAGCAGATAATCCAGAGGGTCTTATCAAGAAAGTTGATGTTGATTACTACACTAGCACTAATATTAAAACTGCAAGACGTAATATTAGATATAGTGCAACACCAACCGCAAAACAAAATTATGATGATGATACAGCAACAGTTATTGATGGTGCAATATCTGAGAAGGTGACAACCTTTAAGGTAAGTGCAACCACTGATTTAGCTGCAAATCAGAGAATCATTATTGATACTGAAATTATGAAAATTAGAAGTATCAGTGGTCAGAATATAACTGTGTTCCGTGGTCATGATAATACTATTGCTGCGAAACATGAACATAATGCATCTATTGGTGTTCTCAGTGCCACTGATAATGCATCAATTGAATTTGGTGATGACTTTGGATTTGATGAAATGACATCATTCTTTGCTGATGGTAAAACATCAAGTCCATCTCAAGGAATAGACGTATAGGAGAATTATGAAAAACTTTGATTCTATCGAGGAAGCACTTAACGTTGATACAGAGGTCGTTGAAAACGATAAGATTGAACCTCAAAAGAATCAACTTAAAAAGAGTGACCAAAACGATTCTGAGAAAGACTATGAATATAGTCGTGCTCAGTTATATTCTCTTGTTGAGAAAGGACAAGAAGCAGTGAATGGAATATTGGAACTAGCTCAGGAATCAGATTCCGCAAGAGCATATGAAGTCGCTGCAACCACAATCAAAGCAGTTGCCGACACAACAGATAAACTTATTGACTTGCAACAAAAGATGAAGGATCTTGAACAAGATCCAAACAAAGGCCCTACCAATGTGACAAACGCATTATTTGTAGGATCAACAGCGGAGTTATCAAAATTAATCAAAAATCAAAATAAAGATGATAAATGAAATCTCCAGAACTCACAGAATTTTTTAGTCTTCTAGGAAAGGCCAAGAAAGAAAAGAAAGAAGAGTTTGATAATCTTCTTAAGGAAGCGGACATCAATCTTGATGTTCTAACTTCGACTGTGGTTACTGGTATTAAAGAAGCAAAAGTAAAACAAAAGAAACAAAAAAAGAAAGAGGCAAAATTAATTGAACAACTAGATTCAATAATAGACGTAATTGAAAATCCAAAAGAAGTTAAAGATATTACAGAGCCAGCAGTTACTGTGGGTGTGCCTGAAGATTTTGATATTTCAAAATTAGAGATAGAAGACGCTGATGATAATCCATCATTTGAGATTGTTGATGTCATCAAACCAGAACCAATCAAAACACCAAAGATTAGTGATACCGTTGCACAGGCAATCAAGTTTATCGAAGAAACAAATATTAAAGAAGAGATTGAAAACTCAGATGAAACAAGTGTTGATGATCTCAAGGGTGAAATCAAACAAGTCAGAGATATTTTATACAAGGTTCTTTCACACGGGCCAGGATCTGGTGAAGTTAATCTTTTAAAACTTGATGATGTTGACGAAGATACCGCAAAGGTAGATGGTAAATTTTTAAAATATGATTCTTCAAGTGGAAAGTTTAAGGGTGCATCTGCTGGCATTGGAACACAAGATAGTTTAAACACATCAGGCATTATCACTGCTGCACAGTTCTCAGGATATAGTCATCTGACTGCTCCATATGGATCAACTACAACAATCACAGTTGCAGTTGCTACTAAAACAACTGCACACAGATATTACGGAACTGGAAGTTCTAATGGATATGTTTTAGATGGTATAGAATCTCCTTTCTTAACACTTACGCCTGGTAGAACATATCGTTTTTCTGGATCAATAGCTGGTAGTCATCCGTTTAGATTTTACTATGATGCTGGAAAAACAACTCAATACACAACAGGAGTTACTGTAGGATCTGGATATGTTGATTTAGAAGTCACAGATACAACACCAACAGTCTTACATTATCAATGTTCTTCTCATGGTTACATGGGAAATGCAATTCAGGTAAACTCAAATGTAGTTGATACACCTTCAGGAGGAACAATAAGAGGAACACTTACTGCGACAGCTTTCTCAGGGCCACTTACAGGTAACGTTACAGGAGATTTGACAGGTGATGTCACGGGAGATATTACATCATCAGGTAATTCTCAATTTACTAACCGTCTTCAATTAAAAAGCAC